TTGTGAGTTTTTTGGTATTACACCTACGTTGTAAGTAGTTGTTCCAGCTGCGACTGCTGCATCAATCAAAATTGATTGAGACATTACAACTTGACCAGTGTTTTTTATATTATCACCAAGTGTGGTTCCTGTCGTGTTCGAAATCGTTCCCGCTTTAATCGGTCCCGAAAAAGTAGTTGTTGCCATGATTATATTCTCCTAGTTAATGGGAAGCCGTCTCTAGGCTGTCGACTATACGCGTCGGTTCCCAATATTGTTTATGTATAGTGGGTCGAATATAGCTTAATTTTTAATGGAGTGCAAGGTATCCTTGCATGAACTTACTAAATTCAATGATGTAGCTTGTTATTAAGTAGCTACTGAAACTTCTGAAGCGGAGTTCAAAATAGAAGCTTCTCTGCTTGCTACTCTGCCTTCTTCTGACTTGATCTCAAAGACAACCTCTTTAATCTTGTTATCTATATTAACCATGTCCAAAGTATACTTACCATTGTCAATATACTCTTGTTCCCACTTCAACTCCAAGGACCTTTTTTGTCTGTATAGGTCTTGTATCATTTATAACCTCCTCAAAAGTTATACGTTTAATCCGGCTATCATATGATACCCCGAGATTTTCCCATTTTATACTTTTTTCTCCTACTTTGTCAAGTATAGCATTTTCAACAGATTCAGGAGTATCTTCCGCCATAACCTCAAAAGAAGCGTGGTGGCTATAAGCCCAAATGTGTACTAGGAATTTTTTCATGATTTGTTTTATGTAGCACATAAAAAAAGGGAGGTCAAGAGACCTCCCTTTTTAAGAAATATAATCTAACGATTATACTGCGTCGGATCCGAAAAGACCTCTAGGATCAGAGAATCCGTAAACGTATCTCTCTCTAGCTTTGTATCTAACATTACCAGTATCGAAGTCACCTTCCATAGTAGTTTTGATAGGTGATCTCATGAAATGTTTAAGACCATTAGGTACATCTGTTTTAATGAACCATTTAGCACCAGAAGTTAGATAATGGTTAACAGTGTATCCTTGCGGAACCATTCCCATGTTTCTAAGTGCGTTAATGTCATTATCAGCTGTTCCTGTTCTACCTTGAGACGCCATAAGTCTGTCAGCAGTAAATTGAAGCGCAGAAGGAATTACTAATTTCATTCCTCTAGCCGCAATTTTTAGGCCTCTTTCATCAGTGAACGCAGCAATGTCAATTAGAGCTTGCTCTAAAGACGTTTCGTTCAACTGTGCAGGAGTTGTTAACTCATTCGAGAAAGTTCCCGAAAGAGTAGGGTGGACAGTAGAACAAAGTGCTACTCCATCACCACCAGCGTAAGTATTATTAAATCCATTATTTAATACCGCTGCTCCTTTTACTTGCTTAGTGTTTGCCATAGATCTTGCTAACGCTTTTGTATATCTAGACGCTAGTCTGTCATACAAGTTATCTTCGATAGCTTCTTCTGTGATTGCAAATGCCAAAGCAATTGTTTCGTTAGTGTAACGAGCCGTGAAAGTTTCTTGTGCATCATCAAATGTTACACCTTGACCTTCAGGTTTAACAGAAGCATTTCCGAATCCCGATAACATAACTTCTTCTTCAAAAGCTCTGTCGGAAGACTCAGTGTCAAATATTTCTGCTGCCTCGTTTACGTATTGTTTGTACTCCAAGCCGAATAGTGCATTCAAACCTGGCTCTAGTTCTTTAACTAGTTGTGCTCGTGATATAGCCATATTTATTTATCTCCTATTCGCTATTAATTATACAACGCCGAAGCCATAGAAATAGTAACGATCACGTTTGCACCCGCCGCAGATAAATCTTTATTTTCTGGGTCGTTTGCTGATCTTACTAAGCTAAACATCTTTGTTGATGCCGGACTTGCTATATCTAAAGTGGCGATCGATTGACCGTCTTTATTAGTAGAAGCTGTCCAGTTGTTTATGTTATACGATGTAACTAAACCAAAACCAGCTTGTGTTATTGCATCATCTGCTTTAACAACATACTCTTGATTTGGGTTATCAATTACAAAAGCAGTAATATTATTACTACCTGTATTATAATCTACGCTAGTTGTAGTTCCTGCTGGAACTGAATTAGCGAATGTCGGTTTTCCAGTTGAATCAATATAGAAGAACCCGTTTAATACACCTGTTAAAAGTGCATCTGCGTTGTTCGCCCATGCTGCTCCACCTGCTCCACCATCATCAGTAAGTGTAAAAGATGCATCTTGTGCATATCCTTGATCTCCTGAAGAGTCTTGGATTGATGCGGGATCACCCTTATACAAACCAACGCCTGGTGCTGTTTGGACTAAGTACTCAGATTGTCCTGACGTAGCTGGAGTATTCCCAACTGTCATTACAGCTCTAAGACCAAATCCTACTGTGCTTGCGTTTGCCATAGTTTTTTTTCCTTATTATTTGTTTTAAGTTAATTTGTTGGTTTAGGAATTACTAAATAATTAGCTCTTCTTTGTACCACCAAAGGTTACACGAGTTTGCCTTTCACTATTGATTGGCATACTTGGATGCTGTTCCTTCATAAGATCGTTGTTGATAGCTTCATCCTTATCTTTGGTTTGTCTATCATAGTAAGCTTCAATTTGAAGCGCAATCTCTTCTGGTATCCTAGCCAGCAGTAGGCCTCCTACTCCGATGATTCCCGTGTACTTGCCTTCTGTCTCAGTTGGAAAATCACTATCTGGATATTGGTCAGCTCTCACTAACTCCCATCCGGATCGTAATGAAGCAGCTACGTTTTTCGTATCGTTGAAACCCATAGATTCTGCTCTTATCCACTGGTGACGGTAACCGTCAGGCGCGGGTGGTGCATCTAAAGATGAGGGTGGAGTCCAAGTTTTTGTCTTTGCAGATTTCTCTCTTGTTTGACTCGCACGTGAGGTTTTAATTGTTTCGTTTTCCATATGCCTATTGTCCTTCCGTGATGTTTAATTGTTTCGCATAGTCTTCTAGTGGCACGCCTAATCTTCTAGCAATTGCTACCTGTGATGGCGAGAGTTTCACAGTTTTTCTGCGTCCTGTTGGGGCTGAACGTCTAGCCGATGCTACATTCTGAGCAGGTTTTGCTCTTTCTGTAGAAGTACCTTCCATCTTAGCAAATTTATGGGGAAATTCAAGTCTTATTCTTTTATCAATTTCAACATAATATTCTTCCGATTGAGGGTCATATCCTTCTTGTTCTACAAGCTTTTTATGCAGATCAAAAGAAGTATAAGTCATTGCAGTATCTGTACCAAACCATGTATTTCTAGATGCCCAACGTTCTGCTTTTTCATCTGTGGGTGCATTTCTAGGTAAATCATAGCCTTGATAATTGTTTACTGTCTCCGTTTGTTGGGGAGTAATTCTAACTTGTCTTTGAGAGGTTTCCTCTAATCTATTTTTAAGGCCACCTAATCTCGCTGCGTCTGAAGTTAAAAAAGCAATTTGTTCTTGAGCAGATACTTGTGCGTCTACGTTTCCAGTCTCAATAGCATTTTTAAGTGCTATTCTTGCTGCATCCATATTAGTAGTAACTCTTCTTTCAAATTCGGAAACATAAGATTTATCTAAGTGAGAAAATCTATTTTCTATTTCTTCTTTTTGTTTTTTAGTTACCATTGCATAATGGACAGCTTCTTCTCTCTGTCTTTCTGCTTCGCGCATTTTACGAGTAAGTTTAGAAATACGTTTCTGAACACCTTCACTGTATTCTGCTAACTCATCTTTTTCTTCTTTTTTAGTTTCAACAGGTTTTTCTTTACTGTCCTGTTCTACTTCTATTATTTCTTCTACAACTTCCTCTTTCTGAGGTTCGTTGTTATCATCAAAATTAATTTCAGCTCCTTCTTCTTCGCCTACATCAATTAGATCATGTTTGTTTTCTTCTAGTTCTGGCATAGTTCCTTCCTATGTTAAATTAAATGAAGAACTGCTTCGGGATTTTTAACAGTCCCTATCACTTCATCATCGTTAAGTATTCTCACTTCTCCACCTTCTATCGGTAATCTTGAACCCGCATAGCGAGCAAAGATAACCCAATCTCCTTTTTTACACCAAGGTCCTGATGTAAATTTTTCATCTTTATAACAAAGCGGTCCCATCTTTAGAACATAACCACAGGTTGTGGCAATTCTTGCTTTGTCTAAAGTCTCTTGTGAAAATAAAATTCCACCTTTGGTTTTATTCTTTGGGGTAAAGGGTAAAACTAAAAGTCGATAACCAGTTGGTTCTGGTAATTCAGACACAGTATCTTGTCCTATATTTTCAGGACTTAATGCTTCTGGTTCTGGGGGTAATTGTTTTTTTTCTTCTTCGTATTTTTCTTGAAGACCTAAATTAATCTTGGGTACTTCCTTTTCCGTTTCCGATGTC